GCTTTGTGGGAATTGTGCGGCCTTTGACAAACGCAAAAGAGTTTTAGATTGTATCTCAAAAGGAATAGGAACTGAAGCTGGTGAGGTTGAAAAAGCTGGCAATCTTGGATACTGCGAGATATTTGATTTCAAGTGTGCGGCTAAAAGGACTTGTGATGCTTGGATTGTGGGTGGGCCGATTACAGATAAGAAAGAAGAGCTTGCCCGACCAGTTTCCCAAACCCCGGCACCTCCCAAGGAACGCATTAAGGGTTCAAAGGAGAATCCCGAAGGCACGGCATCTACCAGAAGCAAAGCAGGGGACATTGAGATTTCAGACGAGAATGAGGAGGCACTCAAGAACAAGATCGCCGAGTTCAAAGACAAGCACCCCACAAGAAAAGCCCCTAGTCTTGGAGCATTAAAGAAAGTATTCAGAAGGGGGGCGGGTGCGTTCTCGACTAGCTTTAGACCAACGATTACCGGGGGAAAGCCTAACTCACGCAACGCTTGGGCTATGGCTAGGGTGAACAAGTTTCTAAAGATGGCTGGCGGGGGAGAGGTGAAGGAATCATATCGCAAGGCAGACGGCGATCTTCTTTGACACTAGCTCGATGATTTATGCCCCTACCCCTACCTTCCGCTGACGAATCAGAACAAGACTTTGTTTCCCGCTTTATGGGAGATGAAGAGGCAGTATCAAAGTTTCCAGACGAGACGCAAAGGGCGGCGGTTGCCTATTCAACCTATCGGGATGAGGAACTAGAGGAAACCGAGCTAGGTGGAGTTTCAATTTTGGAGGTAGGTGAGGCCAAGGGACACGACCTTTTCGTGGATAAAACAAGCCTAGAGACTGCCCTCAAACTTATGGGAAGTGCCAAGAATGGCGTGAAGGTAAAGATGAACCACGGAACCGGGTTAGACGCTGTCGTTGGGTTTGCCAGAAACCCCCGCATTGAAGGGGAGAAGCTAGTGGCAGACCTTCGACTTCTCCGCAACTCTCCCCACTACGGCCTAATCAAAGAGATGGCCTCGGAAGCCCCCGACCAGTTCGGCGTTTCTCTAGCCTTTGTGAATGAGTCCGAGACGATTGATGGTAAGGATTATATTCGACCCCAGAGCATCGCCTCTGCTGATTTAGTTTCCAGCCCAGCCGCCACGAATGGATTGTTCGAGGAGATGGTTAAGTTTATGGAAAAACTCGGTTATGTGCAGGGAGGCAAGACCATTCCAGCCGTAGCCAAAAAAGCTGTGGAGGAAGCTCCACTTGACAAAAAGGACAAAACAAATATGGAAAACAAGGATTACACAAAAGATATCGAAGATATCAAGGTTCGCTTGGCGGCCATTGAAGATTCGATGAAACCCAAAGACGAAATGAAGAAAGAGGAGATGGCCTCCGAGAAGCCCTCCGAGACTCCCGCCCCTGCTCCCGAAATCTCCGTTGAGGTTGAACCCTCCGAAGATAAAAAGGAAGAGATGAGCGAAGTCGTTAAGAAAGTTCTCACCGAGTTCGGCATTAAGCCCATCTCTGCTTCGCCAGTTGTCGAAGCCCCTGCAAAGGTTGAACCCAAAACTTTTGAAGCACTCGTGGCCGCCCACAGCGATTACGGAACTTCAAAGCTCAAGGCTATGCAAGCCGTGATGCTGTCTAACCCCAAAGAATACTCCGAGGCTCTGTCTCGTGGTATTACCAAACTCTAAACAAAAGGATAAAAGAAAATGTCTACTCAAGTTGATGGTAATTTTCGCACATTCGGCTCGGCTTCTGCCATCTCGGCGTTCCGATTCGTTCAGCCCGACACCACCACGGCTGGCTTCGTTAATGTTGCGGTAACTGGTGCAACCAAAGCTATCGGCGTAACTCAAGAAGATGTTGTCGCTGGTGGTTTCGTGGCAGTTAAGTTGTTCCACCCCACCTTCTTCGCAACGGTTTCTGGCGTTGCGGCAGTTGGTGATACTTTGAAATTCGACGCTACTGGTTTGGTGACCACATTGGCCGCCAACCTCGTAACGGCTGGTGTTGCACTCGAAGCGGCCACAAGTTCATCGGCTGTTATCGAAATTGCAATCCCGATGTTCTAAACAACAACAACAACAAACAAAGAAAGAATAATATAAAATGAGCTTTATTTCTGGTGGCACGACCATTCGTGCTGATATCAACCAAGCCCTCATCGAAGCCCCCGCAGAGATCGGCTTGATCGGTGCAGACATTCTCCCTCTCTTGCCAGTATCGGCAAAGAGTGGAACTTACCTAAAAGTGCAGACGGCTGAAGCTGACCTCCTCAATGCTGATGCGGCCAAGCGTACTGCTGGTTCTGAATATGCGAGGGCAATAAGAAAATTCAGTTCAGATCAGTACGATTGTTTGGAGACGGGACTTGAGGAGTTGCTTGACGATTCCTTCCGTGCTGATGCTAACCGCTTCTTCGCAATCGAAGCCGAAACAGCGAAGTTCTTGCTCCGACAAGTTAAGCTCTCCCACGAAAAGCGGGTGGCTGACTTGCTCTGGGCAACAACGACCCCCTTCACCACGGCTGACTTAACCCCTACGGCTAACTACACCGAAGCTAACCTTGCGACCATCAACGCCCCTGCGGATGTTGCGGCTGGCAAGCTCGCCTTGAACAAGCTCGGTTACGAAGCCAATGCGGTTATTATGTCTGCCAATGTGTACGAGAGAGTTCGCCGTACCACACTCCTACAGAATCAGTTCTACGGAGTTGTGTCGAATACTGGTGGCCGTCTCCTCGATGAAGCACAGATCGCACAAGCGTTTGGCGTTCAGAATGTGTATGTTGGCCGTGCGGCTTACAACACAGCGAACAAGAACAAGAGCTACTCTGGCTCGTTCATTGTTCCAGACACCAAGATTGTTGTTGCTAATGTTGCTGGCGGTCAGTTCACCGCTGGTGGATTAGGACGCACCTTGGTTTGGGCTGATGACGCTCCCGGTGGTTTCGTCTCCGAGAGCTATCGTGACGAGGCTCGTCGCTCGAATGTCCTACGGGTGCGTATGAACACAGCCGAGAAGGTCATTGATGCCAATGCCGCCGTCCGAATCACCACGACTTACAGCTAAAAACTTGGTTGGTTGATTCCTCCGAAGAGGGGGGAGTGAGTGAATAACTTGCTCCCCCCTTTTCTTTTAATTGACATCCTCTAGCAGTTAGAAATCCTATCAAAATGAAATATCCTATTTCAGTTTATCTCATCGCCGGTAATGAAGAAGAATATATTGAGCGTTGCCTCAAGTCGTTTGCCCCAATCGCAAAAGAAATGGTTGTATGTATTTCTAGGGGGTCAGCTACGCCCGATAAGACCGAGGAAATTGCAAGTGGGCTTGGGGCGAAGATCGTTCACTACAAGAATAAAAGAACTGATTGGAATCACATAGACGATTTTGCAACGGCTAGGAACACGGCTCTTGAGGCTTGTTCAAGCGACTGGTGTTTATGGGTGGATTGTGACGATGTAATGGCCGAGGATGGGGCAAGGGTGGTCGAGGAGGCTATTGACCTTGCCATCACCAAAGACGCTCACCTAGTGGCCTTAAAATACAATGTGGACAACGCCGGACTCATCCCACTCCGAGAAGAAATTTCCAAGAGGGGAACTTGTAGCTGGAAGAATCGAGTCCACGAAATGCTTGTTGCCAAAGAGCCAAACAAGACGATTGGCGTAGATAAGATTTTCCGCATCCACAAGCCCCACGGATACAAGCCTAGAAGTGCTGAAAGGAATTTTAACATCTTGGCCGACACTCTTGCCCCAGCCGCCAACTCACTCTACTACCAAGCTCAAGAGTATTTCCTATCTGGTCAGAATGAAAAGTGCATCGATTCAAGTATGCGAGCGTTGTCTTTCCCAGACCTAGAGGATACGCTTCGCTACGATGTGCTTTGCAACTTGGGTAGGATTGTTCCAGAAAACGAAAGGCTTTCTTATCTTGGACAAGCCGTAGCGTTACAACCAGACCGACGAGAGGCTTATTTCTACATAGCAAATCATTGGTCGGGCAAGGGCAACTGGATTAAGGCTTATGGGGCAGTTCGTTCTTGTCTGACCCTGCATCGCCCCAAGGCTCACTACTGGAATCTTGTTGAAGCAATCTACAATTGGCAAGCGATGGACTTATACGAGACGGCATCGGTATGCGTAGGCGAGACTGGTGAGGCTGAAAAAATTAGGAAGATGCGACCAGCCCCCAAGATCAGCATTGTTCACGCCACAAGGGGCAGACCGCAAGTGGCTTGGCAGAGGCGATGGATGTGGCTTTCTTTAGCCGAGAAGCCCATAGAAATTGAGTGGTTGTTTATGGTAGATCACAACGACCCCACCGACTACACCCCCCACCAAGCCATTAGGTGCAATCCGGGCGGGATAATCAACGCTTGGAACGCTGGTGCAAAAATAGCCAAAGGGGAGATTGTCGTTCAAATGAGCGATGATTGGACACCCCCCCGCCATTGGGATGCCCTAATTTCGACCGCTATTGGGGATGCAACGCAAGAGAAAGTGCTGGCAGTATCAGATGGGCTACGGCAAGATAAACTTCTCTGTATGGCGATTCTGACGCAATCTAGGCTCAAGAAGCAGGGGCATCTATTCCACCCAGAATACCAAGAGTCAGATGGCATCTACTCGGACAATGAGTTCACAGAATCAGCCTACCAAGCTGGGGTCGTAGTTGAGGCTAGACAAATCCAATTTAAGCACGATAACCCTATGTTCACCGGCGGCCAACCAGACGAACAGCTAAAGAACCACAACAAGCCAGAGTTCTATGAGAAGGGGAAAGCGATCTATGAAAAACGCAAAGCAAATAATTGGATATAGGAAAACAAAAAAGGGGGAGAATACGAAGGGGCTTGGTATGATTAAGTTTGGCAAGTCTCGCATCGACAAAACCAAGTATGTCCTCGTTGATATTAACTATGATGAGAAGGCAGGGAAGGAATTGTATGAGGCTGGGATGATTGCCTTAAAGCACGACCCAGAAGCCGTGATTGAGTATGCAATTAAAAAAGCACTAGCCGAGATGGTAAAATGCAAGAAGTAACCATTCACGATTCTTTTGGTAGGGCATTGGCTAGATACACCTATAATCTTGAGGTTGGCCTAGAGATCGGGGGAGGAACTGGGGATGGCTCGACTCAATGCATTAGGACAAAAAGGCTATTCAGCATTGAGAACCATCCAGACCGCATCGGTAGGCACTCAATGAACCTATCCGCAAGAGGAGGCGTTGCTATCAATGGAACTGCAACCTTGCCGAGCCTATGGATGAATCAGTTAGACATAGCGGAATTTTATGGCACAAACAAAACCACCCTTAATCAATATCCCCTAACTCAAGTAATCGGTTGGTATCACGAATGTATTGAATTTGCTCAACCATATAGCACCAACGCAATCGAGGACATTCATATTGAGCATAAGGTGAATTTCAACTTCGTGCTGATTGATGGCTCGCCTTTCTCTGGTGAGGCCGAGTTGCGTTGCGTAAGGCCATTCCTAGCAGAGAAGGCAATCATCGCCTTGGACGACGTGAACGATATTAAGAACTTGGCGAACTACAACAAGCTCAAGGGATTTGCGAAACTGCTCTGGGAGGATTGGTCGGTTCGTAATGGGGCGGCAATCTTTCAGCTATGACCAAAGGAATCATCACATCGGAATCACCCGAAATTCATTGGAAATATCTTAATGTTTCTGGTGGCAGGGTGCTGGACTTGGGATGTGCATTCTGGACGGAAGCAGAAAGACAAGAGGCGAATGGAACGACCAAGTATTTCCTATCACAAAGGCCAGAGTTTTATATGGGTGTGGACATAAACCAAGGAGACATCACGACACTTTCTGCTCAATATCCACAAGGCAAGTTCTTGTGCGAAAAAGCAGATTCATCTAATCAAATTGATGCTTGGATGAAAGAGCATTCAATCACTCATATTAAGTGCGACATCGAAGGAGACGAGACTCAACTTCTGCAAATTGGGAATGTTCACAATCTAAAGGAGATTGCGATTGAGCTACACTATTCAGACACTTGGCTAAAGGAGTTTATGGATTGGTTTGATTCGATTGGGTTTGAGTGCTACCGCCACGACTCTGTTTCTTTCTGTCCAGAGATTAGCGTTATTTACGGCAGATTGAAATGCTAACCATCTTTACCATCGTCCTCAATGGGATGCCTTACATCCGGAGGCATCTAGCAGAGTTTCAGAAGCTAAAGATTCCGTGGGAGTGGAGGATTGTCGAAGGGGTGAGCGAGCCTCTGGGATGCACCCGCTGGTGCAAGCAAGTTCCCGACAAGTACCACAAGAACTTTGTGAGCATAGACGGAACGCACGAATACCTTGAAAGCATTAGGGGCAAGAATGTTTCAGTCTATTGGCAAGCCAAGCCTTTCCCCGGTAAGCTGGCGATGATTAAAGAGGCTCTGCAAGGAGTCGAGAAGGGCGTTGTGATGCAGATTGATTCTGACGAGATGTGGAGAGCCGACCAGTTGGATGCAATCTTTGGGCATCTCAAGGGATGCGAGGATGGGCGGGCGATGCAGTTCCATTGTAATTACTATGTGGGGCAGAATAAAAAAGTTGTGACTAGGGAAGGATTTGCTTCGCATTGGTACGAATGGTTGAGGGCTTGGAAATGGGGCAGGGGAGTTGAGTTTGTGAGCCACGAACCGCCCAAGCTGAATGTCCAGTCGATGATGATTCCAAGGGGAGTGACTGAAACTTGGGGGCTAAACTTTGACCATTTCGCCTACGCAACCAAGGAACAAGCCCAATTCAAGGAAGATTTCTATGGATATAAGGGGCTGGTCGAGGGATGGGAAAGACTACAACAAACCACTAGCCCAGTTCGATTAAGGGATTACTTCCCATTCATAACAGATAAGAGCGTTGCTGATGAGTGCTAAAACAATTAAATACTCGCAGAGGCTAGGGGATGTGCTTCGTTGCCTTCCCGCCGCCAAACATCTAGCCGACCAAGGCCACGAAGTTTTCTTTGATTGCTTCGCCCAGTACCACGGAGTTTTTGAATTGACTAGCTATGTGAAGGCTGGGCATAGGCAAGGCGATATAATTGATTTAGAGGTTTGGCCGAATCAGTATGAGGCTTATAGGAAAAGTAAGAGAAGCTGGACTGACTTTGTGTATAGCCACCCAGAGATTAAGGACGCAGACAAGACTAACATTATTCTAGACAAGCTAGACGATAAACCAGCCGAGGGACTTCCAGAGACTTACAACCTAGTTGCCCCTTTCGGGCTATCACAAGGCTACTATCGAAACCCGCTGGAACTAATCGTGAGGGCTAGGCAAACTATGGGCAAAGATAACTTCTATGTGCTATGTCCCGCCGACATTAAGATTGAGGGGCTTAACACCTACACCGCCCCATCGGTTGAGCAGATGGCAAAGGCAATCCGAGGGGCTACGGATTTTTGGGCGATCAATAGCACCCCAATCATCCTCGCTTCGGCAACTAGGAGGGACAAGCAAACTGGCTTCTTCCCACAGAAAAACGAGTGGGAAACAGACAACATTTTCAGCTTTGATGGGCTAGTTAGTATGGATTGACATAAGAGGTGGTTTTATGGCTGGCAGTATCCCCACCTCCTACTTCGCAACTGACCTCTCTTATATGATTGAGGACTTGTATCAATCCGTAACTGGCTTGGGTTCGTCCTCTGTTTCTGCATCTGTTACCGACCTAACCACGGCAAGCGAGTTGGAGATAGGTGGGGAAGTGTTCCGGGTGACTCAAAGCCTAGTCGTTTTAGCTTCTGGAATCTCTGCCCCAGTTATCGGGTCTCTTTGCACAGTTAGCGGGGTGGAGCGTATGATCGGAGGATTTTCGCAAAGCACAGATGGGCTTTCATACACCATCGAACTTGCGGAGATTACGACCTAATGGCCTCGATAGAGAGGGAGGTTGAGAACGCCCTCCTTAATGTAGTTTCTGGAATTACTGGGGTAAACTTCTTTACGAGTGAAAGAGGCGCGGCGAGGACATTGCCAAGCGTCACAGTTCAAGCCCAGATAGGGTCGGAGGAGCTTGTGCCTTTCTCTGGCGTATTCAAAACCCCCGCCACAATCACCTATGTGGCTAGAGCAGATACAACGGCAAGAGCAGATTTTGATGCCAAGTTCTACGACATCCTAGAACAACTCTATCGTGACCCAGACCTAGCTAGTTATCTAACCAGCAATTCAAACATAACTTTCTATGTCGCAAAGGTGACTGGGGACACCCCCGCCGTGATAAGTCAGAACCGCACTTGGTCAAGGGCTATGACTTTAGAAATCACGGCAACTGCAAAGAAATGAACAATAGCGTCCAAATCAATGTTGAAGATGCACTAGAAAATCTTCTGGCTCATATCTCTGGCCTCAACATCTATAAGACAAATAGAATAGGGGCAAAACTATTCCCCTTTGCTACAATCTCGGCTTCGGTAGGTGGTCAGCTTCTTGGCAACTATACTGGCGTTTATGAAGTGGCCGTTACAATCGACTACTCCGACACGGCGGCCAAGATTAGCCAAGAGGATTTTGATGCCGAATACTGTTCAATCTTTGAGGCGTTCTACTCTGAAACTCCTCCCCTCTTTACCAAGATTCAGAATAACATTTTAGATACAAAGGTTTATACGGCTCGGATTACTGGTCAAACTCCAACCATCAGAACGGCTAAAAGGGCTTGGCAGAGGGGCTTAAAGATGAGCCTTATTTGCACCCCATCAGAACTAGATGACGGATTAAGGTATTTGAACTTCTATCAAAAGCAAAACTCAATGTATGTGGCAGTCATTTAACAAGGGATAAAGCTATATGGCACTTTCTATTTTAGACGGCAACCAGTCGGCAACTACGCTTTCAACCATCCTTTCTAGTGGGCAACATATCACCGCCCATACGGTTGTTAGCCTTGGCACACAAGCAATAACAGATATGCGGGGTGCAGTTAGTGGAAGCGTTGTCTCGATCTCCAACCTCCCATCAATCCAAACTATTGCTGGCACGGTTACTGCAAATGGTGGGGACGGCACTTTTCTTGTTGGAGGGCTTCGCTCTGGAGGAAAAACTGCCTTACAACTGGATACTGGAACTGGCTATTTGCAGACAAAAGTTGAGTCGCTCCCGTCATTGGTCGCTGGCACAGCCCAGATCGGCTCTGTTACGGCTAGTGTGACTAATTCAGTTACAGTTGGAGCTATCGTTAGTCCGATTGGCGGGTCTGTTTTTAAGGGCAGTCCAACCACGGAATCAATTCGAGTTCTTCCTTATTTTTCACAGAATGGATCTGCAAACTATAACGAGCTTTCCACAAGCAATCCTTTCCCGATAGCGGGCACAGTGACGATTGGAGTGGGTACTTCACAGATCGGAAGCGTCACAGCTTCTATTTCTAATAGCCTCACCATCTCCTCTCTCCCCGCAATTAGCGGTACGGTGACGGCGAATGTGGCTGGAAATCTAAACAACACGATTGAGTTTTATGACGATAGTTCGGCAGAATATGTTGTTGGAGTTCATATTAAAGATGCTGGGAATAATATCCTTGGAGGGGGCACTCCGCTTGCCATCTCTGGCACGGTCACCGCCAACTCATCTAACGGCTCTTTAACAACTCGATTTGGCTCTGTAACTACTGCAAACACAGCTTTTGCAACATCAGCAGTAACTAACGCAAATCGCAAATATCTTTTAATTCAAAATATAACTACTGCCTCAAATGTAATCACAGTTGGCATTGGTTTTACCCCAACCACAACGCAGGGCATTCAGCTATTCGCAGGGGCTGGGCTAACTTTCGAGGGCAACTATATACCAACTGGGGCTATAAACCTATTGTCTAGTGTAACTGCTTCTTGCTATACAATCCTGGAGGCGTAAGTGGGCTTTTTTGCCACTAGCGGAATCCTTAATCAAAAGGGATTCTTTGGGGAGGGATTCGACCCAGACGCATTAGACTATATCAACCGAGTTGAGACAGCAGACGGACAACGACTTGAGCCAAGAGTTAGAACTGCAATTAACCAATTTGTTCTAGGATGCAAAGCTGACGGCATTTGGACTTCACTTGTTACATCTTGCATTATGGCTGGGGCTAGGACGGTGGCAGGGGCAATTACTCCTCTGGTTGGAAACGCCCCTACAAATAATAACTTTGTAGCTGGTGATTACAGCAGAACGCTTGGATTGCTTGGGAATGGGACAAACAAATATCTTGCTACTGGCTACAACAATAACGACACAACAAATTTTCCGCAAAATAACTCTCATATTTCTTGCTATGTTTCACAATCACCAACAAATGTTGGTGGTGTTTTTGTTGGGAATAGGTTTGTTTCGCTTAATAGTCTTCTATCAATTAGACATACCTCAACACCAAACACAACTTTCCACGCTAGGGGCGCTCAAAGCTCGGCTAGGGCTGTTTTAGCAATAGGATTCCAATGTGCCTCTAGGTCTTTATCAACTGAATTTATAAGTAGATGTACGTTTTCTGGTGGAACTTCAGATGCAACAACAATAAACGCTTCAACTAGTCCTCAAAATCAACTAATGGGTGTATTTGCTGGATTTAGCGCTTCAACACCAACAATTTTTTCAGATGCGAGACTATCTTTCTACTCAATAGGCAAAAGCCTTTCTATCCCAAGCCTAGATACAAGGGTAACCACCTTAATCAACACGCTTGCGGGGGTTATATCATAATGCCCCTTCTTCTCATCGCCCTCTTCCTCTGCTCTTGTTCACCCAAGCTAGTAGAGAATAATAATGTGCTACCAAGATATTCTGATATGTCTGCGGCTGAAGAGGCGGGTCGAGTAAAAAGCCAATGAGTTCCACGGAAGATCAAAACACTCCTAGTTGGCGGGACTTTATGGCAAGCCTCAAATTCTTGGAGGCCGAGGGCTACATAGAGATATTCTACAACGACAAGGGCGAACAGATGGTAAGGATTGCCCCCGGCGCAGAGAAAGCAAGGCTATGAGTTCTGACCAGATTGGGGAATTGCGGGAGCGACTAGCTCGAATTGAGGAACGGCAAACCAACATTATCTCAATCCTAGAACGCCACACTAGCGAACTAGCCCAATGGTCTAACAAGATTAACACAAAGGTAGACACCCTAGAGAGGGACGCTCACACCATCAAAACAAAGCTATGGCTAGTTGCCCTAATCTCTGGTGCGGTATTCTCTACAATCTGGGAGCTAATCAAGGTGAGAGTGTTTCCACGATAATTTGACATAAGCAAAGGACATTATGCAAAACACACTTTCTAACGAGGTTTCAATCTAATGGCCGCCGTCACAATTGGCACGGCTGGGCTTTCTTTCGGATTGGTTTCTGAAGCTGGCATTGGATTAGTTCAGAGCTTTTCAGAGGCTCGTAATGTAGAGAAGAACGAAGTTCGTAACAACGCTGGCGACATCGTTGCTATTGGATACTACAACGCCACAACTTCCTATTCCCTCTCCGTTGCTATTACTGGTGCTTACAATGTGACCGCAGGGGCGGCTCTTGCGGCCTTGGCGAATGCAACCACCCTCGGAACTACTCGCATCGACTCCATCACGCTGAACAAGAGCAACGATGCGTTTGTGACGCTCGACATCTCGGCTACTGGATATCCGAACGTAAGTTAATAGAGGTTCTAATCCTCTAATTGAAATCCTAAACTTATGACCGAAGCCTATTGGGGAACGACTAACATAAAAGTGGCGAGTGCCGTTGCTTCCTTTGGTGCAAAGCCACGCTCGCTTGACCCAGTAACAAGGACAATCAAAGAGGATGGAAGCACCCAAGCAACCTTCTGGTTCGAGGCAGGGGCGGGGGCAGAGGCCAAGGCAGAAATGGAACGCCCTTGGTCAGAAATGAAGAGCGACCCAGAAAGCCCAATCCGATATGTCCGTGCCGCCCTAGAGAACCGAGAAACCTTTCTAGGACTCCTTAAAAGAGCCGTTCCAGTTCGGGTGATACAAAGGGGCGGTCAGACTTTACTCATATCAGAAAACGCAACCTCGGAGCAGAGAAGGGCAATCCTTAAACACCTATGAGCATATCCCTAGAAGAAGAACTAAACTCGGCCTTTATCTCCCCTCAAAAGGAGTTTATGGGCGAAAAACTAGCCCCCTACACGGAAGGCTCAAGGTTGCTCCTTTTGCAAGTAAGGGACGATAACGACTCCTCAATCTATTTCATTTGGTCGTTTATCTATGTCCACATTCTCCTAGCCAAGAACAAAAAGGATGCGATCAAGCTATGCTGGAATAGGGATTTGTTTCGTGAAAAGATAATGGAATATATCGAAGGCAAGACAGAGGCAGACCGAGAGGTTGCCACAACCATCGTCTCTAACATCTTGGACGAAGCCCAGAAGGGGAAAGTCGATGTTATCCCAGCCCCTCACCAGCCCGACTTGGGAAACGCCTAACGCCAGCGGGAACAGCAAGTTTCGTGTTCTCGTTGGCTGAACGAACTGGTTGGAGCATAGATTATATTTTATGGGACATCCCTTTAGCCTTAATCACCCAAGCAACTCACACCTACCTATGGCAAAATGGGGTGAAGTGTAGGCGAGTGCTTACAGAAATTGGAGAGGACAGAGCAAACCTAGAGAGGCTATTAGGATTGGTTTAACACAAGAAGAATCTTATGGGCAATTTCTTTAAGCTAGATGCGAGAGAGTTTAATAGGACGATTGACCTATACCTAGACCTTACACGCCGAGACAGAATCAACGAACTTAACCGAAGGGCGGCCAACATTTGTGCAAGGGCAAGCAAGCTGACAGACAGAGCAGACCCAGAAAAGATTTCTGATGATATGAAGGCAGTTGAAACCGTTGTCGCCTCTTATGTTAAAACAACAAAGAAGAGGGGCGAATATGTTGCGTTGAGTAAGGGTGGAAAGACAACCCAGAAACAAGCAACTGTTAATTATATGGGAAGCCAAGAGGCTTTTAAGATTGCGAATTGGAGGCTTGCTAGAGGCAAAAGACTAGGATTCTACAATAAGTTCCCAGCTAAATTAGCAGGGCCGGGTAAGGGCAAAAAGGGAGGAACGGCGAGTCAGTTCTATAATAAGTTTGTTAAGCGAGCGAGATCATCTGCTGGGTATATCGCCGCAGGGTGGTTGCCCC